ACCGTCATGGAAGGACTCGTGAACTATTTCAAGGGTAATGAACAACAAGCCGAAAGTGTGTTAAAGGCTATACTCGATAACCTACCAGTAAAGGAATCTACATCACTATCTTTGACGGGTATCAAGGATCGAAAGTAATGGTGTGGAATGAATATGCACACGCCGCAGAGCGTTTGAGTGACAATGAATACACAGATGACGAAGAATATGAAATTGAACTGAATAAACCACTTCACATTGATGATTGGGGTGGACACTACGACGATGATTTGTGGTGGATGTGGAATTTACTCAAAAGATATGTGAGAGATAGATACGCAGAACACCATTTCTTAAAAGATGCAAAGTACCACGATTTTATCGAATTTTGTTATCGTTTTTCAGATCATAGAGCCATAGAATTATAATATACATATATTACAAACCATGCTTCCAGATATTACCTCCCAAAAGGTGTCCATCCCAGCAGCCCTCTTCCTCGCACTCAGCCCAGGTATCCTTCTTCGCACAGATGGTACCAGCATCAAGTTCCGAAACGGTCTCACCGGTCGCACCGCAGTTTTGTTCCATGCACTCGTGTTCTTCCTCGCATATTCCTTGGTTGCGAAGGCTATGGGTCTCGTGCTCACCCGCACCGATCTCATCGTCACCACCGTGTTGTTCTTGGTCTTGAGCCCAGGTATGTTGCTCACTTTGCCACCAGGATCCAAGGGCGTCTTCGCTTCTGGTCAAACTAGCTTGTCGGCTGCACTTGTTCACGCCATCGTTTTCGCGCTCGTGTTCGCTCTTTTGAGAAAGCAATTTCCTAAGTACTATTAAGTGACCACCGATGAAATATTTGGTAATTGGCCCAGGTGCCATGGGGTTCTACGCTATGCTTGGGCACCTTAAAACAATAGAAAATCGTCTCAGTGATGTACAAGAAATTTCAGGCGCTTCCGCGGGATCTATTCTCGCAGTGATGTTAGCTTTGGGAAAGTCCATCGATGAGGTGATAGACATATCACTCAAGTTGAACATTTCAGATTTAATGAAAGTGGATTTGAAATGTTTTTTACATAGATATGGATTCGTACACGTAGAAGCTATGCGTAGCAAATTTGTAGAAATATGTGGGTGTGACCCAACATTTTCAGAACTAGAAAAGAAGATATACATATCTGCATTTTGTGTGAACACAGGTAAAACTGATTATTTTTCGGTGGACACACACCCAAATATGAAAGTCCTAGATGCAATGTCAATGAGCATAGCCATTCCATTCGTGTTTTCGTCTATGAAATTTAACGGAAATACATATGTAGACGGAGGCACAGTGGAGTCTGTACCACTCACTCCATTTTTACACAAAAAACCACATGAAGTGTACTGCATAGAGATAAAGTCAACACCGAAATATACAGAAGATATAAATGATATGCACACGTTTGCACAAAGTATAGTGAGGTATACAATACAAAATAGATATGAGTATGATATGCAAAAATACGAAAGTGTGGTACTAGATGTAGAAGACATGGACATATTTGACTTTAACATGTGTTACGAGGATAAGATACGAATGTACATGAAAGGTGTCTCGTAATTTTTTATCAGCTTATATCAATATGGACGCGTGTGATCCAGGTATAAATATTAGAAATCTCAAGAAACTTGTAAAACAGAACACAGGTCTTGAGTTGAAACTCACGCGTGCAGAAATATGTGACGCGTATTCTTCCATCCAGGACGGTAAACTTCCGTTACCTCCTATGGTTTTATCCAAGGATGGGAAGTACATGTTGGATAGAAAATCACCATTAAATGGACGCGATTTTGAAATACTCTTTAGTGGGTCATCCAGGTTAGATCAGTTGAAACGCGTAGCGCGTAAAGTCGGTCTTTCGAGTTACGATAAAATGACAAAATCACAGATTTCAGATGCGATTGAATCGTCTCTTAAAAGCAAAAATATAAGAGAACCCATTCGGTTGCACATAAGCGCACAAAAGCGAGTCGTATCCGTCAATAACAATAACAATAACAATAACAATAGAGGAAACTACGCGAGTAACTTTAATGTGAATAATAAGAATGGGAACTTGAACAAAATTTCAAATGAATCGGAGAATTTGGGTAAAAACAATCAAAATGAAACCAAAAACTTAAATCGCATTTCTAATGAATCTAAAAACTTAAACAATGATGCAAATAATAACACTAAAGCACCAGTAAATTCGACCACCGCTAGATATCTCAATGCTATGAGACGCACACCAAATGCGAATAGAAATACCGATATAGCTAAAATTCTCAGTGCCATGAAAAATAAAAACCAATCACCCGGTAACATTAGTCGTCTCATAGAATCTGTTCAAAGAAAGAAATCCACGAATGGAGAAACAAACGTGTATCTCAATAAATTCATCAGAGCACAAAAGCAAGGTAATGTGTCAGCCATGCGGAACGCAGCCAAACGATTAAATGCATTTGAGCGTAATAAACGTTCCGTAATAAATGAAGCCCCACCAGTCAATCAAAAACAAAAGAAATTGTCCAACCTTGAAAAATATATGATTAATAAATCCAAAAATTTGGGTACAAACCGCGTTAAATTTTTGAATGAAGGTCAAAAGTTTATAAGAGGTTACAAAAATGGTAACAACATGTACAATACGACAAAAGCGCGTATAAATTCTCTGCACAACGAGATTTACAAAAAAAAGTTAAATGAAACTAAAATTTCTAATGTAGTAAATTCTCTCCAAAAAAATAAAATAAACAAAATCGCGAATAGTAAAATTAAAAATGAGGCGTCGCGATTACTAGAAGAGTTTAAGAAAACTGGCTCAAACGCAACCCGTAATCAAATAATTAAACTTCAAGGTCTCGACCAAGGTCTCAGAGAAAAGGAAGAATCGAGTAGAAAAATATTGGGTAATACACGAGCTTTAAACGACGTAAGAAATGAAGCCCTTCAAAACATAAGTTCATACAACATAAGAAATGGGCTATCTAAAATTAACATGAAGATACAACAAACAAAAAACGAAAGGCGTAAAAATATAACTGATTTATTTGAAAACAATAAATATAAAAATGTTAGAGAAAATACAAAAAAATCTCTCACAAACAGATACATAAACGGGGACATAAATTGGAATTCTGTGATGCAAAACCTTAATTTTTCAATTTCCACCCCCAATAATAGACCCAAAATTGTACGACGAAAACTCTCCTTCCCAAGTAAGATGAATGAAAGTGTGGGTAGAAATACAAACATAGCCAAACTCGAGAGTGAGTCTAGAAACAAAAATATAGAAATACAAAGTCTTAGAAATCGTCTCAGAAATCAAAATTTAACCACCCAAGAAAGAAATAGATTGCAAAAATTGTTAATAAAAAAGGAAAGTGAATATCAAACTCTTATGAATGAAAGTGCGAGTAAAAATACAGAACTCGAAAAATTACGTAGAAAAAAACAAAAGGCGGAGACTATAATTAATAATCTCAAAAGAAATCAAGAATCAAAAAATACAGAACTACAAAGTCTTAGAAATCGCCTCTCCAATCAAAGTTTAACCATTCAACAAAGAAATAAATTGCAAAATTTGTTAACAAAAAAGAAAATGGAGAGAAACAAATTACAAGAAGAACTAGAAAACAAACAAACCCAAATTAATGAAATTAGCAAAGAAAGAGAATCATTTAGAGCAAATAAAACCTTGGCTCAGCAGAAGATAACCGAACTCACAAATAAACTCAATTCTAGAAATCAAAACATAGCCAGACTCATGAATGAGTATGGGAGCAAAAATATGGAACTCATGAATCTCAGAAACAAAAAACAAAAGGCGCAGTCTATAATTAAAGAACTCACAAATAAACTCAAATCTACAAATCAAAACATAGCCAGACTCATGAATGAGTGTGGCAGTAAAAATGTGGAACTCGTGAATCTCAGAAACAAAAAACAAAGGGCGCAGACTATCATTAAAGAACTTACGAATAAACAAAAATCAAAAAATGCAGAACTCACCAGTAAAAATACCGAAATACAAAGTCTTAGAAATCGTCTCGGAAATCAAAATTTAACCATTAAACAAAGAAATGCATTAAAGAAATTACTAAATAATTCGAGGCGTGAAAAAGAGACTCTAAAAACAGAAATAAAACAGCTCACTGGACAGATAGAAGCAAATATGACTACAAAGGAAAAACTTACAAAGGCTGTAGAAGGTAGCAAATCAACTATTTCGAGACTCAACAAACTAGTCGAAAAGTTGCAGCAAGAACTTGAAAGTACTCAGATAAACCCTGTTGCATCCAAGTGGAAAAGGCTCGCAACTAAAGCACAGCAACAGGCACTAAATAAAGAAATTCGAGCGGGTGAAAAAAATCTATCTAAAGTTACCAGTGAGATGGTAAACTGGCGAAAGGAAAATCCATTTACACTTAAAAAAAATCCCATTAAACCCCCGCCACCTATTATTCAAAAATACAGAAAACAACCCATTCCATATGTTAACACCAGAAAAGTCGTAAATTATAGACCCAAAAAAAGTTACGCAAATGCAGTTCGAGGAAATAAAAAACAAACACTGAATCAAGGAAATATAGAATCTGCATTGAAGCGATTATAATCTAACCCATAGTATATGTCCACCTACGTCCAAGAACCCTGTGAATTCATTTACCGTGTCTCTTCCTTAGAAAAGGTCGTCGATGGAGACACGATAGATGTCACCATCGATCTCGGTTTCGATGTCTGTACCAAGCAACGCGTGCGTTTGCTCGGCATCGATACCCCAGAGTCGCGCACTTCGAACGCGGAAGAAAAGGTTTTCGGACTCCTCTCCAAGAAGAAGCTCAAGGAATGGTGTCTCAAGGCCGTAGAATCTGAGAAGGATGATATCGAGATCCAACTCAGATGCCCGGAAAGGGATTCCAGAGGGAAGTTTGGACGCATTTTGGCGGAAGTGTGGGTGTCTGAAGACGGGCAATGGACGAACGTCAATAAGTGGATGTGCGACGAAGGATATGCCGTGCCTTACGTGGGCCAAAATAAGGCAGATGTAGAGGCGCTTCACATGGCGAACCGCGAAAAGTTGCGCGCTAGGGGTGATATTTAGATTCGCGGACCCATAGGTTACAAATCCACTTTTCACCACTCCCTGGGATAGGACGATTCGGTCAAACGGTCGTTGTCCTTCGCGTTCTCCCCGACGTAGATGTTCACACCGTCCAAACACGTGAAGGTCTTCATGTGTAGTACTGCTCGTAAACATTTAAATAACTCGCAAAAGTCAACCAAATCGCGAGAGGGAGGGTGTAGTCTCTGGCCGTACCCTTCAACTGGGAGACCGTGTACCACGTGGTCAACGCCGCGCTCACGATCACCAAGGGGGCCTTGTCCTTATTTTTAGTGCACGAGTACGCGATGAGCCAGAGGCAGCACAGGGCGACGATGGCCGTGAAGAGGGCGTCCTGTTTACTCAAGTACCACGCGTACCCCGTGGTCGCGTAGAGGATGGGCCACACCACACCGAACACCCAACCCGGGGGGCGGAAGGGCACCCCCTCCCCTGAACTCTTTAAGTTAGGGCACAACAGACTCGTCCCCGTGATGGCGAGGGCTGGGATGAAAGCACGCATTGTTATTATTAAAATACACGATATTATTTATACGTGTGTCTTTGGTCGCATTTTGGTGGAAGTGTGGGTGTCTGAAGACGGGCAATGAACGAACGTCAATAAGTGGATGTGCGACGAAGGATACGCCGTGCCTTACGTGGGCCAAAACAAGGCAGATGTAGAGGCGCTTCACATGGCGAACCGCGAAAAGTTGTGCGCTAGGGGTGATATTTAGATTCACGGACCCATAGGTTACAAACCCACTTTTCACCACTCTCCACGGGCTCGCCACCGTGTAACGCCTTTTTATTCACGCGACCCCACGTGTCTAAAGTATTAAAGAAAAGTGCGTCACCCTTGTGTAGCCTATAAGATTTATTTAATACCGGAAACGATGTTTTTCCACCTTCATACTCATCATTCAAGGCGAGTATGAATGTGTACTTTCTTTTATTCGCATGTTCCGCGTTTGCATCTTGGTGAGGGTTATAAAAACCACCTGGTTTGTACCGAAGGACTTGGAGACTCTCACAATTATCACAATCTTCCATGCCCACGTGTTTTAAGCACCTGTGTGCTATGTCGTGTATTCTCTCATCATCGAATCCCAACCACGCCGTTTCACTCTTTCGTACCTGGTAATCTATGTTTTGGTCATCAGATAATGTAGACACTTTGAGTTCCGGTTCAGCCTTCGTTTTTATGTATTCACATTCTTCTGGCGTCAGTGCATTTTTTATTATTTCGGGGGGTCTATATTTAGGTATAAAAATGTAAAATATAATGATTAGTACTACTACAACGATTAGCAACATCTATCTTGTACCGAGAAATATATGATGAGGAATCACGCATTTGTACCTAGAGTGTATTCCGTTAGACACCATGTTAAAATACTTGCACAATTCAAATGCTGTGTCTATGATTTCATTTTCTCGATCTCGTTCAACGACCCACTGTCGCAATAGATCACCACCAGTATCTAAAAACATTTGGCATATATCTCGTATGTCACTCATTTTATGATTGTATTTGTCCCGTCTCTGAAGTTCCCTTTTGAGTTGTTCATCTGATATCATATTCATGAGATAATCTATCCTGAGTTGTAAATTATTCTCATACATGTATCCATATCTATAGGCTAACTGGTGTTCAATTGTAGATATTATGTAATTTAACTGCATTATATGAGATGGCGCCCCATTTTCGATAAGTTCTCTATACATGGGCCTTCCCCCACATGGAATATCCCCATTTTCTCTAGATCTCTTCTGAAATTCAAAATAGTGTGGATTGTGTATGCGACCCCTTTCTATTGCACCTGTTCTCCAATCAAACGCTGTCTGACACGTGGTACACCACATCTGAGCACATCCATCTATTTTATGAATCATAGTTGAACACTTCGGACACGGTTTCGTATCCTTGTTTATAAGCTTCATCGTTTTCACTGTATCTGGATTACACACATGTCCTTCTGTACACGTTTCGTTACATTTTTCACAAAACGAACGTTCGCATATACCACATTTCCATAAGTCATCTAGAAATCCTCTGCAATCTTCCATGGGACACCCCCTCGTAAATGTAACCTTTTCATCAGTTGAATCTATCAACCCAAAAGGAATTTTTTCTAATTCTACACGAATGTACCTATGTGAATTTTCTAGAAAAATAGATGCCAACAAATAAAATTCGAACCTAGGTTTTTTAGTTTCAACCATGTGCATGTATCTCCTTCGAATTCTTATGTATAAATCTGCCACCATAGCTCTCAGTTTAGACATGCGCCGGCGTTTAAGTATTCTCTGTACGTATGGCTGCGTTTCAGGCATACGCGCGAGTTCTCTTTCAAATAAGACTTGCTCCATGTGCTTTTTATAATCTTCGTTTCGAAACCGTTTGGTGCAAAACGAATCTACAAAATCGCGACTGAATTCTTTTTTGCAATTCATACAGTGTGCATCTTCACTCGTGGAAAGTAGATACGTTTGTGTACATGTTCTACACGATTCGAAATCACAAAAAGGACAAGACACTTTTTTGTGATTTGTTTTATTAAAACGTTCACAGCACACGCCGCACGTCGTCATGTACTTTTAGGGGTTTTCTTCTTTAAACTACTGGGCTTTGACGCGGGTTTACCTGCCAGAATGCGCTTGACTTCAGAGAAAAGCTTGACGTAGACAGCCTTACCTGAATTTTTTTCGCGTGCTATGAATTGGTCGTAAATCTTGAGTTCTTTGTTGAGCGTACTCTTACCGGTACTAATCGCATGTTTTGACTGTTTCACGAGACCATCTATTCCCTTCTTGAAACGAGGACTCGAGGCGGAAGTTATGTTTCTGACGTCGACGAATGGGACGGGAGACATCTTACATTTTATTAAGAAATAATTTCTACAGAGATCGGTCGAATACAAATCCTCCTGTTGTGCACGTTCGCCATGCT